GTGACACGTGGCTGCTTCCAAATTACCTTAATTCACCCGGATTTCGCACCAGTGCCTTTTGGTTTGGAACCGGAAATCATAACACCGAAGATAGATTATCTGTATTTGCACGATAAGGAGATAAAAGATGAGTGACGAGGCACAGGAATTGACATCAATTGAGCAAAAAGCACTGGATATGGGTTGGAGTCCGTTGGAAAAATGGAAAGGCGACCCGGAAAGGTGGATAGAAGCGGAGGAATTTGTCAGGAGAGGTGAGGAGTTCGTGCCTTTTTTGAAAAAAGACCTTGCCGCCACACGTGAAGAAGTGAAGCAGTTGAAGGAAATGCTCCAGAAACAAGACGACCAGTTGAAGCGCATGAGCAAAACGCAGGAAAAAGCACTGCTGAAGGCACGTGAACAGGAACGTGAGCGCATGATGCTTGAGTTTGAACGGTCAAAACGCATGGCTGCTGAAGCAGGTGACCTGGAGACTTTCGACAAATTGACCGAAGAACAGAAAAAAGCGCAAAAACTGTACCAGGAGCATGAAAAACAACCTGAAATCGAGCAACAGCCTGGAATTTCACCTGATTTTCCAGAATGGCATCGTAACAACCCGTGGTACGGCACCGATCAACGGCTTACCGCCTATGCGAATCACGTCATTCCGATGGTAAGCCAGTATTTCAGCGATAAAGGTGAAAAACCTTCCGACAGGGAATGGTACGCTGAGATTACCAAGCGTACCAAGGAAGCGTTTCCCGAAAGTTTTGCCAATCCCAACCGTGAAAGGGCTGCTGACGTTGGCAGTGCGGGGTTGGGCAGCAACGAAACGAAAAAGGCAAAGAAACCGTCCTACAACGATTTGCCGCAGGAAGCCAGAAATGCCTGTGACAAGTTCGTTTCACAAGGTTTGATGACCAAGGAGCAATACGTTCAGGAATATTTTGAAGGATAGGAGAGAAACAGTGGAAGAGAACAACGAGATTATCAAAAAAGGTCCGGGTAGGCCACCTACCAGAAGAAGCGAGGAACGCAAAGAAGAGAGGAAGAAACGTGTGCCGTTGGGCGGGTATCGCTCAAAACTTGCCATTCCTGAAAATCTGGTGGACAGGACACGTTACGTGCCACGCTGGATAAACGATATTCCAGGCAGGATAAACCAGGCACGTGACGGTGCGTACACCCACGTTGAAGATCTAGAAACAGGAGAACAAATCAAGGCGATTGTAGGCAGGGATGAAAGCGGTCAGCCAATAACCGCCTACTTGATGCAGATAGACAAGGACTTCTACGAGGAAGATTTTCAAGAGAAACAAAAGGAAGTGGATAAGATTGACGAGGCGATTTACAAAGGAAGGGTGTCGGAACAACCTGGCGATATGCGTTACATACCGTCAGAGGGCATTAAATACGAAACAACGAAAAAATAACGGAGGATTTGAACAATGGCTAATGTAGATGCTCCGTTCGGATTGCGACCCGTAAGGTATCTCAGTGGAGCACCTTGGAACGGTCAGGCTCGCAAATACTACGTCACCGCAACTGATGCTAGTGCAATATACATCGGTGATCCTGTGGATTTCGCTACTATAGGTGCTGATGCAACTGGTATGTATTGTGCGGTGAAAAAGGCAACTCTTGCCGATGGTAACAATACTATCGGTCCCGTAGTTGCAGTTGAGCCTAGTGTGAGCACTGATCTGGTTTATCGTGCTGCTTCCACAACAAGATATGTCTGGGTTGCTGACGACCCGAACTTGGTATTTGAATGTCAAGGTGACAGTGATACTGACGTTGCCATCACTCTAATGGGTAGAAACACTATTCTTATTGATGGTGGTGGTTCTACTGTAACCGGACTTTCAGGGTGTGAGATTGATGTCAGCGGTGCCACTGCAAATGCGTCAAACATGCTTTTGGTGCTCAACCTTGCCAATAGACCTGACAACGAACTTGGACAGCATGCGGTGTGTGAGGTTATGCTTTCACTACATCGTTTACGTGCTGCCAATGGCGAAGGCTTGCTTGGTCGGAGCTAATAAGGAGGTGGAAAAATGGCTGGTGTAATTACTACCGGAAACCACCCGAAGGCTCTATGGCCGGGTATAAGGGCGTGGTGGGGTAGAACTTACGAGGAGCATTCACCTGAGTACCCTGACCTTTTCAGTATGGAAGCGTCAACTCAGGCGTATGAAGAGGACGTACTGGTCACCGGGTTTGGATTGGCCCCGGTGAAGGATGAAGCCGCTGGAGTGCATTTCGACTCCGAATCTCAAGGCTACACAAGCCGGTACACAAATGTTACCTACGGTCTTGGCTACATTTGCAGTGCGGAAGAACTTGAGGACAACCTCTACGAAGTGGTGTCCAAAAGACGTGCTGCGGCCAATGCCTTCAGTATGCGCCAGACAAAGGAGAATGTTGGTGCCAATGTCTACAACCGTGGCTTCAATTCTTCTTACACTGGTGGTGACGGTGTGGAGCTTTTCAGCACCGCACATCCAACAAAATCAGGCAATCAGTCAAATCACATTGATGTTGCAGCAGATTTGAGTGAAGCGTCAATTGAGACTGTAGTTATTCAGATTATGGGTGCTACCAATGACCGTATGGGTGCTACCAATGACCGTGGCTTGAAAATCAGCCTGATGCCGCAATCACTCCACGTGCATCGTAGTGATTGGTTTGAAGCCAACCGTATACTCAAAAGCGTGTTGCGTGTTGGCACTGGCGACAACGACATCAACGTCTTGAAATCCACCAATGCGTTGCCCAAAGGCATCTTTGTGAATCATTACTTCACCGATTCGGATGCCTGGTTCATCAGAACTAATGCGCCACGTGGTTTGATTGGTTTTCAAAGACGTGCGATTGCATTCACCCAGGACAATGACTTCAACACGGACAACGCCAAAGCGAAATCCACTGAACGTTACGTGTTCGGGTGGACGGATTGGCGTGGGGCTTACGGGAGTCCTGGGGCGTAAGTCCAACCTTTTCACTCACCTCCCTTCTACGCAGGGTGAGTCTGACCCACTCACCCTGCGTCTCAAAAGGAGACGTAGAAGATGACTACTTGGCATACGATAAGCAGAGCGGATAAGCTATATGCCGGTTCTGCAAAAAAAGCTGGTGACACTTCAACTACAGCAGGTGGTCGTGACCGTGACGGTTGGGGAATTGAAATACCTCATATTTACGTCATGGAATATGGTGCAATTGAAGCTGCTGATGCCGATGGTATGGTTTGTAGTGTAGTGGCTACAGGATTGAATAACACTAATCTTGTACCTTTGGCTACAGGTGCTTTGATTACATCATCCATCGTGGCTACTGCTGTAGGTGCTACCGTACTTATTAACCCTACAGCAAGAAACATTGTTTTCACCTGCTCCATTGCCAATCCAATTTTGAATGTTGTTGGCAGAGATATGTACGGTGAAACGATGGTAGAAAGAATCAAATGTACTGCTGCTGGTGGTTATAGCAGTGGTTTTAAAGCATTCAAGTACATTGACAATATGTACGTTACCGCCGATGCAACGACAATAAGTGTTGGTACTGGTAATCGTGTTGGATTGCCGTATCACCTGTCGTCACTTGGCAGGTTTCTTGGTCTGCATGTGGATGGTCGTACTACGGCTTCTGTAAGTATAGGAGCGACATCTTTTGGTATTGCTACAGGCTTCACTGCTTCTAATACGCATACCTCAAGTGAAGATGCACCTGATGTACGTGGTACTCTACAATTGGGCTTGGATGCACTTACACTTCCTGATGCTACTAAAGTGTTTACGGCTGTTATGCTCATTGATCGTACTGGTGGCATCAAGACCTATGGTGCTAATCAAGCCACTGCAATAACGTAAAAGAGGTAATTTATGGAGATATTTAGAGAAAGAGATATACCTGAAACGGTTGCTCTTGTTGCTATGGGTTCATCAAGAGAGAATTACTTTTCAGAAGCAATGAGAGCAGGTGGTAGAAAAGGTATTGCTGATGAAACATGGGTGGTTAATAAACTAGGTTCGGTAATGGACCATGATATTGTGTTCAGAATGGACGATTTAAGGAAACCTAGACAGTGCAATATAGGTCGGGGTGCTAATAAAGACCCCGACTGCACTGTCCATGATACGCAAACTGATTGGATGAAAACACATAATAAACCTATAATCACGTCAACTGCATACCCTGAATTTCCTACTTCTGTGGAATATCCTTTGGAAGGTGTTATAAATACTATAGGATATTCGTATTTTCTTACAACTCCTGCATATGCTGCGGCATTTGCTATACATATTGGCGTGAAACATCTTAAATTATACGGTTGTGATTATGTGTATCCAGGTAATATCTATCAAGGTGAACAGGGTAGAGCTAACTTGGAGTTCATTTTAGGTATAGGTATGATGAAAGGTGTCCTGATTTATATTGCACCAAGTTCTACATTATTGGGCACACATTTGGATATTCAAGAGCATTTGTATGGTTATGAACATATAATTGAAGTAGTTGAAAGTGAACAACCTGATAAACGTTACGAACTTAAACACAGACATGATGAAACTGAAAAGAGAAATGCCAAGATTAAAGAACAGGAAAAACAGCAGTGGCAAGCGTTGACTGCAAAGAATATTGAGGAAATACGCAGGGATTTGATTAGGGGTGGTTGGATAACTCAAGAACATTTGGATATGTATTTAAAAGAGGAGGTTTCGGATGAAGCCGAAAACAATAACACTCGCGCCGCCGCTGCCTGATGCAGATGCGTTTGCCACTAAAGTTCAACCTGCTGCAAGTGGATTTATGTTGATGGCATCTACAGCGGCTAAAGTAGGCACGACTGCTTCCGGTGCTGCTGACCGTGACGCATTTTGTAAATCGCAAACTCCTGCCGCTGCTGGTGAATTGACTGTGGATGGTGCATTGGCATGTACGGTGATGAAATGCCCCCGTGTGGTAACCGTGTATTCAGCAGCAAACCTATCTGGTCAAACCTATACCATCAGAGGTCAGGACTATGAAGGCAGACAGGTGGTAAGTGCCATCACTGGGCCGAACAATTCAACGGTGAGAAGCACTGCGGTATTTTCTGCTGTCAGGCAGGTGCATACCAGTGGTGCCGCTGCCGGTGCGGTTGAAGTTGGGTACCAGGCTATAGGCACTCCATCTGAACCTTGTAAGGTGTTGATTACGGCAAGCAATAACGAAAGTGGTGTTGGATATACATTGCACGGTCTTGACAGGTATGGAAGATATGTCAATGAAAGCGGTACGTTGCCGAATGCTGCCGCTGCATTCTCATTGCGGCATTATTCCAGGGTAATTGGCATCGATTTGAGTTCCAAGACTGCAAGCATTATCCAAATTGGTATAGGTGGTGAGTATGAGTCGCAGTGGGTACCAGTAAACAGATATGCACCGAAAACAATTATGACTATTGCTCTATCTTCAAGTGCAGATGTTACGTATAAACCTGAGTGGACATTGGAGGATGTGCATTCTACAGAATTTGGGCCGACAAGACAACTTACAGCATCTCTTTCGCCTTATGTCCATGTTGCAACTTGGTTAGGTGCTACTGGTGCCACAACTGTAAGTAATTTTGTCGTAATTGACCATCCGGTATCGGCGGTAAGAGTAGCATTCAAAAGTTTTGCCTCTGGAAGTGCTAATGTAAGAATAGTTCAGGAAAGGCAACAGGTGTAATGGGTAAGGCTGACAGGTACGTACACAGGGATTATAACGTAATCTGTGACAGATGCGGTTTCAAGCGTAAACGGTCAACTGTTCAGTTTACTTGGGATAACCTGTTGGTGTGTTTTCCTGAATGTTGGGAACAAAGACAGCCACAGGATTTCGTTAAAGGTGTATATGATAAACAATCTGTACCTGATGCACGACCTGATAGTCAGACGATGCAGAGGAGTACAACGCTGGCATCAAATGCAGCGGCACAAGCATCGACTGTGGTTGTAACATCAGCGGCACACATTACGAAGTATTGCGCTATTGGTATTGAGTTAGACCCTGCCGATACAGGTTTGTATCACTGGACGTTTGTTTCAGACGACCCTTCAGGAACTACTATCACGTTAAATGATAGGATGCCTTCAGCGGCAACCAGCGGTAACGATGTATTGATTTCCGCTGGAGATAGATTTCTTACCACAAATCAAATTACAGCAACACAACTTTAGAGACAAGAGGTAGTTATGGGTGATTTCAACGAAAGTAATCTAAGGTGTGACTTGTATGCGATGGAGTACCTTAAACGTGAAGGGTTGTATGAAAAATTGGTGAAATTGAGAGAGCAAACATTTTTTACTGGATGTGACCCGTTTGATTACGCTTTTTTGCATAATTGGGTGAAAACAAACAAGCCGAAATGTTTTCTTGAGATAGGAACTGGAATATCGACTTTTGTGATTGCAGAAGCAATGAAAACGTATTCTGTACCTATTCATGGAGAAAAAACCGTATTGGTTTCGGTGGATAACAACGAATTTTGGCATAAACATGCTATCCAAACCAACGTTGCCAATGGCAACAAATTCGTTCAGTTATTGCATTTGGATATAAAGGAAACGTTTGCTGGGTACATCTACGGTACGTGTTACGAGCAATTGCCACTTCATCAGTATGACTGTGTGTTTGTGGATGGACCCAACGAGGAAAGGGTAAGTGTAGATTTTATTTTCCTGGTTAACAAACTTGAAGATGACCATCCTGTAACGGCAATCGTGGATTACAGGTCGTTTGTGATGCTTGTCATGGCACCGTGGGCTGGATTGGATTATGTGAAACGCTACAACGATTTATACGTTATAGGTCCAGTGACCAAGGCACGGTACAAAACGCTAACTGAAAACCAAATTTCCTATGTAGGTCATAATATCAATACCATTATGGAAAAGGTGTTCCCCAAACAAGAATACAAGTTTAAGTGAGGTGACATATGCCTCTGACAAAAAAAGGTAAAAAAATCAAAAGGTCCATGCAAAAGACCTATGGCAGGAAAAAGGGTACTAAAGTTTTCTACGCTTCACAAAACAAAGGCACAATCAAGGGTACACACAAAAAACGTAAAAAAACTCATAAAAAGAAGAGGAAATAGCCAATGGCAACCTCTCAATCGTATAATTTCAGGATGACACGTGATGAAATACTCATTGAAGCGTTAAGAAATATAGGTGCGCTTCCATTCAGCCAGGATATGAGTGCTGCTCAAAAAGATGATGCTGTTAGGTCACTTAATATGATGGCTAAAAGTTGGGTGAATGAAGGATTGGGATTATGGTTAAATCAGGAAGTAGTTATTTATCTGCAAGCTGACCAAGTACAGTATCAACTTGGTACTAACGGTGACCATTTTGCTGCGGCTTCTGATGCGGTAAAAACCGAATTGGCCGCAGATGCAGCTTCAGGTGCAGCAAGTTTTTCAGTGGATTCTGTTACGGGAATATCTGTAGGTGACAATATTGGCATTGAATTGGATTCAGGTACGATTCAATGGACGATGATTGATACGATTGTGGGTACGACAATTACACCTACAGCATCACTTTCTGGTGCTGCTTCCGAAAATAATCACGTATATGTATATACAGGTGCTACGACAGCATTAGCATCAGCAGCAGTTGCGACTAATACTTCAGTGGTGGTAGATTCAATTGATTTTGTGTACGAGGACGATGAAATTGGTGTGATGCTTGATGGTGGTACTATTGATTGGACTACGGTATCTGCTACACCAACAACTACTACTATTGGACTTGATGCTGCTATAACTGGGAATGCCGCAATTGACAATGCAGTGTATATAGGTGGTCCTGTACTTAGTAGGCCATTGGATTTCGTTGAAGCTAGACGTGTTGATCCTGATGGTTTAGAAACTCAACTGAAGCTCATTTCACGTGACGAGTACATGATGCTTTCAGAAAAGACTTCTGAATCTACTCCTAATAGCCTTTATTACGATAGGCAACGTGATTATGGATTGCTGAATGTATGGCCTGAACCTGATAATACTCAATATACCATTAAGGGTACAATAAGACGTGAATTACAGGATTTCGATTCTGCAAACCAAGATTGCGATTTTCCAGTAGAATTTTTTGAAGCATTGTCACTTAACCTTGCTTTAAGATTAGCACCTAAATACGGTGCGATAATACATACTGAATTAAAAGAACAAGCAATGATAGCAAAATTTAACGCATTTGGTTACGACAGAGAGACTACGCCAGTTTTTATAACTCCTAGTTATCGTAGGAGATAACTAATGCAAATACCTTTTGTTGGTGGTGCTTATACCAGCAGGTCAACAAATCATAATGCACAAGCATGTATAAATCTTTATCCTGTAATTGACCAAACAGGAGCTAAATCTGTTATTGCACTATATTCAATCCCAGGATGTAAAGAAGTTATTACTTTAAATACTGGTATGGAATTTCGTGGTTTGCATAAAAGTGCAGATGGGTTTTTATATGCTGTAGTGGGTAATTCCGTTTATAGAATGAAAAATGATTTTTCTTATGAAGTCGCCACTGGTTCACTTGACAAGAATACTGGCATTGTACTCATGGAGGATAACGGTGCTGTTGGTAATCAGTTGATGATAGTTGAACCGAATAATGCTGGATACATCTGTACTCTAGGTGCATCACCTGTACTGACAAAAATTGAGGAAGAGTCATTTCCTGTACCATCAAGTTTAACATATCAAGATGGATATTTTATCGTAGGCGAATTTAATACGCAAAAGTTTCAAATTTCAGGGTCTTACGATGGCACTACATGGGATGCTACTGATTTTGCATCATTTGAAGGTTCAACCGATAATTTACTTGCATTGATTTCCGACCATCGTGAATTATGGGCATTTGGAACTGAAACAACTGAAGTTTGGTATAATTCTGGTGCCGCTGATTTTCCCTTTGAACGCACTCCAGGTATTTACATAGAACATGGAATACTAGCTCCGTTATCAGTAGCCAAGTTAGATAATTCTGTATTTTGGTTAGGTGACAAGAAACAAATATTTAGAGCTGATGGTTACACTCCAGCAATAATTTCAACAAGCCATATAGATTATCAAATCTCAACATATGATACTGTAGAAGATGCAATTGCTTTTGCATATACGCAAGAAGGACATAGTTTTTATTGTATTACGTTTCCTTCTGCATCTAAAACGTGGGTGTATGATGCGGCAACGGGATTCTGGCATGAAAGCTCAACTGGGCCGCAAAATGAAGATGGTACGCATAATAGATGGAGAGCAAATTGATATGTGTATTTTGCAGGTAAACATTTAATAGGTGATTTCAATAAAGGGAATCTATATGAATTGTCTTTTGACCATTATAAAGACGGTGACATCGAACTAACAAGAACACGTGCCGCGCAAGTAATTCATAAAGACCGCAAACGTTTATTCTTTCACAGGTTTGAAATTGATTTTGAAAGTGGTGTTGGTCTTTCTGTAAATGATGCAGATATAGGTTCAGGAACAAATCCACAAGCAATGTTAAGTTGGTCTGACGATGGCGGCCATACATGGTCACAAGAATATTGGAGTTCTTTAGGTGCTACTGGTACTTATCAAACATCTGCATATTGGCAAGCATTAGGCTCTAGTCAAGAAAGAATATTTAAAGTTAATATAAGTGACCCGGTAAAAGTAGTAATTCTGAATGCACATTTATCTTCTTCTGTTGGAGTATATGCTGTTTAATGCCTTCAATAACTAAAGTAAGTGACGTTCCTACTCCTAAAGTGCCATTGCTTAGAGGTGATGCAATTGCACGTGAATGGCTTTATTATTTTGAAACATTACGCAAGTCAAGAGATGACATCGAAGATTTACTAGAAGGCTATTATAAACATTTTCTTATGATGGGAGCCTGAATAAATGGCTGAAACGCTTAAACGATTAGGAGCAAGTACAGTTGTTGCTGATACTAATACAGAACTTGGTGGACCTGAAACTGGGTATACGTGGGTAGTATCAACTATAGTTGCTGTAAATCGTGGTGCCACAGACCAAGTATTTCGTATAGCTCATGTAGATGGTGATTTAGCTGATGTTGCTAATGAAGATTACATTGCTTACGATTACCCAATTGAAGCCAATGGAGTTGTACCGTTTAGTTTAGGTGTTTGTGTCGATGCCGGTCATACGATTTTGGTTCGGTCTGATAGTGCAAATGTTCATTTTATGATGTGGGGCAGTGAGATTTTATAATGCGTGATTTACGCCAATTTCCAGCACGTACTAATAGATGGTTTCCATTTCATCCGTTATCGGAAGTTGGTATTTCACATATTGTTAAACAATACCTAGTAGATAAAACATATGCAGAAACTATAAGCGGCTCGTGGCAGTTTTTATTATGGCCTTATGAAACTTATACTAATGTAGGCACTACGTTAGATTCAACTGATTTTGGGAAGGTACATATTTTTGATAATGGAGCAAATGATGTTGATTGTGATTTGATGAGTGTTGCTACTGCTAATATGGTTGCAAGTTTTATCTGTGTACGCTTAGGAACTGGTAAATTACGTATGATTGCTGCTGATGCGGATACAATTCTTAACTCCTCTGCTGGTGGAAGCATTGAATGCACTGATGCTACTGCCAGGGGAGATTATTTAATATTTCGTCAAATAGCGGAAACGAAATGGACTGTAAGTGGTTTTGGTATTTGGTCTGTGAGGTAATCAAATGAAACAATACGAGTTTAATATTTTAAAGGCAAATGACATGCCAGGAGTGGATAAATTAAACGAAATTGGTAAAGATGGTTGGTTACCTACAGTGGCATTTAAAACATCTGACGATTTTCTTTATATCATATGGGCCAGGGAGGTTGAATAATGAAACGATTTTACACTTGCCTTGTAATTTGTATCTGCCTTGTGCTGGCATCAGGGCAGGTGTACGCTAGAACTGGAAGTAGATATTCAGCAATGCACGTGTGGTGTACTACAGGTGGTACATCAGGATGTTTAGATGCAATTGAGTGCGATGACATACGTGGAGATGATGCAACCACTACTGATCCGTTGAGAAGTGGTGATGTTGCTTTAGGCCATATCCATAAATCAGGCGACCCGGATTATTACGAAGAGTTGATATGGATATTCGATGAGGATGTGGATGATGACAACTGCACCGCTGAAAACGACCCGTGGGATTGTTGTACTGGAAGTGGCACCGGGGACTGTGAGGCGGCAGATGAAGTAGACCCTAATTTGATATTTCCAGACGACCAAGCAGATTGTACTAATGCTTCTGAAGGCGCATGGATACTCACCGACACGAAAACTATGGGTAGAAGTGAAATTCCATGTGTGAATTTCAATGACTCTAACGCTGTGGCTTACGATATAAATGCGAACATATGTGTTCAATGTACTGATACCGGAGATGGTAGTGAAGATTGCGATTTGATGTTTTCAGTTCAGGAAGCCGGTATTGATATATCTCCTGGTGTTGATACCCCTCCAGCGGTCAACAAGATAAAAATAGACGCAGATGGCGATATTTTACTTAATGATAGCGTAACTGTCACTGGTTCAGTTAGCGCCAGTGCCGGTATGGATTTAGGCACAAGTCAAGCACTAACAGGAACCACTGGAATGACCATTGGCGATAACAGTCAAACGATTGCTATCAACTCTTCCGATTGGGATATAGACGCCACTGGAATCATCACTGGAGTTGGCAGCATTACCTCAGATGGTCAGATTCAAGGTACAGGGCTTACCGATGGCACTGCAACCATGACAGGTGGTGCCATAACTGGATTGACGACTCCATTAACAGTAGGACAAGGAGGAACAGGTGTAGCCACACTTAACGATGCTGGATTATTGGTAGGTGCTGGTGCTGGAAACATTGAGGTACTTGCAGATGGCCTAACCACACAGATTTTAGTTGGTGGTGGTGCCGACACTAATCCTGCATGGGGTACTGATATTCCTACTGCTGTCACAATCGGCTCAGCGTATATCTATAGGGCCAATGGAACTGATGTACCCGATGCAGACGTAGCCAATGACATTACCATTACCAATATATCCCAGGTGCAGGACATCACTGCCAGTGCTGCTGAAATCAATACCATAGATGACTGCGCCACGACTGAGTTGTTCGTTGGAGGAGGGGCCGGCTCTGCTCCTGTATGCACTACTGCCACGGGGACTGACTCACCAGTACGGTCTAACAAACCTACATTCGATGGAGTAAATGCTGCTGGAGGTTCAGCAATTGCAGTGAAACTAAGTGGAACGTTAGGAATTTTTGATGGTTCTGATAATTTCAGGGGTTTATTTTTAGATTATACCAATAATAACCATACTGGTACTGGTAACACAGTGGCATTGTTAGATATTGATAACATTGCAGGAGATGAAGAAACAAATACCTATGCAATACGCATAGGTGATATGACTGGAACCACTGGCTCAAACGGTGAAGTCGAGAACGCTATCACCATAGGTGATGGTTGGGATAGTGAAATCGAAATAACAGCTAGTATTGCAACCATAGACCACACAGGAGCCAATAATCTTACTATAAATTCTACTAATGGATATGTTGGTATTGAAGCTGTACGTTTTAACAGTGGTAATTTAACATTTGTTGATTCACTAGATGCAGATGGTGCTGTGGATATGGACTATGGTTCTGCTGATATTACTTCGCATGATTTTCGTTGTGCTGGTGGAGCAGGTTGTATTACAGTTGGAAATAATGCATCAAATGTAGATTACGGCATGTCATTTATAGCGGATACCAATGACTTAACCATACTATTCGATGAGGACAATGCAGAACTGGAAATTACCTGTACCGGCAATGAAGATATTATATTTGACCTGGATACTGCGACTGACAACGAAGTTGGCGTGAGTACTGCCAATGGCGTGACGCAGTGGAATTTCAATGCGATAAGTTTGGTTACCACAGGCACCATACAGGGTGCGATAAAAATCAATACCGATGCTGACGGCATGAGTCAGGCAGAAATGACCGCAGTTGGTATGTATGGCACTATGTTTTTCGCTTCTGGAGCTGGTACGTGGTTGCTTCCTGATGCCGTGGCAGGTATGAGTTTTTGTGTATACAGCACTACAGCTGCCGCAATAGTTCTCGATCCTGATGTCAATGACGACATTACATTGGATGGAGCACTTTTAGACAATGGAGATTCAATCACATCCGCATCTGCTGCTGGAGATTTCATTTGTCTTATAGCACAGTCAAATACGCACTGGTTTACCCTTGGAAGGTCTGGCACATGGACGGATTCAAGTTAATAAAAAGACAACTATTCGCACTTTTTCTCCTTGCCTGTCTCGTCATTCCAGCATCAAGCGTTGCGTGGATGGGTGTGATTCTTCCTGGTGGTGGGGTGGAGGAGGAGGTTGGTGTTTGCACTGGTTCGCTACATTGTGATGATTGGGAATGTAATAATTTAACTACTTGTGCATTGCCAGATGCTTGGGATGGGTCATCTACTGATGGTGGCGACCTTGCTGTGGCAGCTGGTCCTGGTTTTACTGGTGGTGATTATGGATCTTACTGCGTGAAGCATGTTTTGGATGATACAAATTCAGTATATGTGGATGAAGCCTATTCTTCTGACAATTCTGATTGGTATGTTTTCACTGCATGGGGAATTAATGACATTACAGATCATGGAGCTTATAAAAAATATAGAGTATTCCATTTAGATAATACAACTGAAAATAGTGGTCAAACTATACGTGTGAATTTGCAAACGGACAATACTCCTGGTCCTATAATTAACTTACAGGTTGAGTATAATAATGGATCAA